AACGGTCAGCACTTTAATTTACCTGCCAACGATGACACGGCCGTAGTCGCAGCTATCTTAGGGGAGGGCACCGCTGAGGGCGTTTCGGATATGACCTTCACTAACGTGAAGTTCGAGCCGTTTACTTACTCTTCTAAAATCGTAAAAGTATCTAACCAATTAATTAGCGATAACGCTTTTGATTTGGCTAGCTTCGTAGGTGGCCAATTAGCTAACCGTTTGAAGCGTGGTATTAACGCGCACCTTACAACTGGAGACGCTTCTAGTAAGCCTCAGGGTATCGTAACGGGGTCTACTGCTGGTAAAACTGCTGCTTCTGCTACAGCTGTAACAGTGAGCGAAGTAATGGACTTATTCTACTCAGTAGATGCTTCTTACCGTAACGCTCCTGGCGCTGGGTTTATGATGAACAGCGCAACAGCTAAAGCTGTACGCGTATTAGGTTTCGGATCTTCTAACGACTTCCCAGCGTACGTACCGGGAATGAGCGTAGGAGAGCCGGATATGTTATTCGGTAAGCCGGTATACATTAACGAAGATATGGACGGTATCGCTACTGGTAACAAGTCTATTATCTTTGGTGATCTTAAGCAGTACTACGTTCACGAAGCGGGCGGCGTACAGTTACTACGTCTTAACGAGCGTTTCGCTGATGCATTGAGCACTGGATTTATTGCTTACCGTCGTGTAGATGGTAACGTACTCCAAGGTTCAGCTATTAAGCACTTGGTACAAGCGTAAGCTTGAGCAGCTAATGAAGGTTATATTTAACCAAGCTATAGCAGGGGCAGACTTCTACTACACCTCCGGGCAAGTAGTAGAGCTGCCCTCTGCGGCTGCTGCTGAGTATTTAAATGCTGGCTTCTGCGAAGTAGTAGAGGAGAAGAAGGCAGAGAAAGTAGAGAGAGCAGTAAGCAAGAAGAGCACTAAAAGAACAACCCGCAAAGCGAAGTAATGAGCTACAGTATAATTACCCCAGCAACGTTAAAAGCTTTAACCGTACAAGAGGTTAAGGATTATTTGCGCGTAGATAGCGACGCAGAAGACACCCTGCTAGGGGTACTTATAGACGCTTCTACACAAATGGCCGAGAGCTATTTAGGGAGGTTTCTTTTAACGACCGTTATAGAGGAGTTCTACGATTTTTTCCCCGTATATAAAACGGGCGTAGATCCTTTCCACGGCGACCGAAATATTATTTTTTTAAGCCGCGGTCCAGTACAAAGCGTAGCTAGCGTTAAGTATATAGACGGCAACGGTAACGAGCAGACCGTAACAGCTAGCGACTACCGCACGGATTTAGTAAGCGAGCCCTCGCGCATTATGCCTAACGAAGGCTGGCTAGGTACTAAGGACACGGTAAACGCTGTTATAATTCGCTACACCTGCGGCTATACTCAAGCCTCGGACGTGCCAGCAAATATAAAAATGGCTATGCTTTTAATGATTGGCGAAATGTACGAGAAGAGAGTAGACAGCGTACACCGCTTACCTACAGCTTCCGAGTACTTAATGAACCCTTATAGAGTTTTCCGCTTTGATTGATCCGGGTAAACTAGATAGAAGGATTACCTTACAAAGTGCGAGCGTAAGTACGGACGGCTTCGGCCAGGCTGTACGCACGTATAGCACCTTAGCGCAGGTATGGGCTAAAGTAGATTACCGAGGAACCCCTAAAGAGGGGGAAGATACCGAGAAGCTAACGAGCTTAAATAAGGTACGCTTTACGGTACGCTACCGCAGCGATGTAGACGCCACAGTAAAGATAAGCTGGGGCGGTAAGACTTACGAAATTGAAGGCGTAAGCTTAGAGGGTAGAGAGCGCTACCTTATTATAGATACTGTACTAAGGGACTAATGGCGGTAGTAGGCACAAGTAGCGGAGGTTTTATAAATGCTAAAAAAGAGGGCATTTACTTTGAGGTACGCGATTTAGAGAAAGCTCTAAAGAAGCTTAAAGCCTTAGAGGATATAGACCGTAAGAAGGCTAGGCAATTTAAGGCAGGAATTAAAAAAGCCGCTAAGCCTTTGGTAAAAGCTGTAAAGGGATCTATTCACAATTCCGATAAAAAAACAGCTAGTACAAGAAAAGTAAAAAAGAAAAATAAAGAAAGCACAGTAACTAATAAGAGCGGTAACCTTAAAAGGTCTATAGCTTTTATACCTTCTAAA